AAAGAAATTGTTTTTTTTCGTGTAGGTAAAATAAACCTTCATAAATGCTCATGGTCAATCCCAAAACTTTTGATTAGCCCCAGCCATCACTGGTTTACAGTATGCAGTAATATTGTGTTGCTTGATACCACCTCTACAACGAGAGTCTCTACAATTGTGTTCGATCCAGTAAGCAAACTGCTGACAACGGTGGATGTCTCGAAACAACATTTGCTCTGAGCCTTGCGCCACATTGCCTTCTATAACGGTTATCAACATGAAAGCTAAGATTGCGCCCTGCATAGGTCATAGAAACTTGGATGCTACAATCGTTACAATCATAAAGGGATAAACTCCCCAAAGTAACATTTCTAGCTTTTTGAACTTTTCAGAACCTTCCTCAAGCCGTTTCTCGATGTACTCGTACCGCAAAGCACATTCTCGTTCATGCGCCTTCAGTTCTGTACGCCTAATGTACATCTCCTCCAGCGAGTCAGACATTAATCAGACCTTTTTACGAACCGGATAGGGTTGGTTGTGCCGCCTTCTTTCGCTTTGCCAATATTCAAAGCAACCATTTCAATCACTGGATAAATATATTTACCCATGAATTCGTTGTCTTTTGGCGTTGGAGTAGCAGCGCAAATTGCGCTGCTGATCGTTACAAAAAGGCTAACATATATCAGTAAGTCTGCAAGGAAGTCCATTTTTTATCCTTTCGGTTTTATTCAGAAGAAGCCTCAACCCTTGGCTCTTCATTTTCAATGTGAGCTACATTGTCTTCTGTGGGCGCTTGCTCTTTCAATTCAGCATGAAATCGCTCGCGCATAGCTCCAATTACGGCTAATTGATCTCCAGCAAAAAGACCTTGTTTTGCTGCTCCATCAATTAAAGTAATAACATTCGCTAAATCGGAAGTTTGTATAAATTTAGTTTCCATTTATGCCAAACCTCCCGCTTGTGCATCAACAAAAGCTTTGTGTGCTGCCTTAGCCTCGTCAGTAAAATAGATCTCAGCGAGCTTTTTTACCGCATCAGACTGACCGCTGACATCTGAATTTGGGTCAAGAACGTGCCTATGAAAATTTCTAGACAATTCGACTCCATCGTCTTTTACAATCGTGGCTGTACGCACCTGAATGTTTGTCCAAGTTTGTACTGCAAGAAGCTCGATCTTATCTTCTTGAATTACTTTTTCTAAAGCCATAGTTTTCTCCTTGTGTGTCTGTGCCTACTGTCCAGCAGGCATAAGTTTGAAAATTTTATGAGTCTGTAACGAACTCTCCACCCACCATAACGTATTTGCTACTACCATTAATGTAAGAAGCTAGGGCAGTGCTGTTTTCATCCACAAAAACCGCATTTGTATTGCTGACGTTCACATAACCGCCTGTGCTGTTACCGTCTACACCAGTGCCATGTACAAACTGAAACAATGTGTAACCGTTCCCTGTAGTCGTAAAAGGAAGCCCTGTTAAAGTTGCATTTCCACTAGAATTAGCAATCGTAGATTGCCCTGAATACCAATAAAACCTTACGAGCTGACCAATTTTTGTATAGTAGGCAGTATGGTTGCCACCAGAAAAGTCACCTCCATCCGTGTCTATAGTGAACGAGCCTTCCTCATAGTCTGTTAGCGTGTTGGCTGCTGCGGTGTCACCGCCAAATAAAAGTCCAGAGCTGGAAACCCTTACTGAAGTCGAGCCGCCAGCAATAAAATTCATGAGATCCTGAGAGTGACTGTATTCAACCTGACCTACAATAGTGCTTTCGCTATCTGCAAAAAATATAGAGCCATTTGAAGAAGATCCAGACGCAATAGTCATTCCCGCACTGCCTGAAGACTCTATAAAAAGATCGTCCGCATTTGCATGGGCAGATGCTCCAGAATCACTCACATAAATATGCATCTTATAATCAGGAGAGACTCCCAGCCCCAGATTTCCAGAATCCAATAGCAGCATACGGAGTGCATCATTTGCAAAGTTGTTAAACTGTACTCCACCGCCTGACTTTCCGGGTCTGATCACAGTGTGGTCATTTGCATCGTTTGTAATTCTTGGAGTAACAGTATTGCCAGCATTATTTTCAATGTAGTAGCCTTGAGTCGCTCCTGATTGAACAACAATAGGGTGTTCAAAGGTCGCTGTTCCACCAGCAGAAATAGTCAACCTAGCTGTTGCTGCTTCAGCTCCATCAGACGTGGTGCTAAATACAAGTTTTCCGGGCATATCATTAGTACCCGGAGTTCCATCTACAATCGCTTGTATTGAAGCACCTACTGGAGCAAGGTCACCACCATCTGCCCCTGCAAACATCACCTGACCAAGAATGTCACCATCTTGAACTACGGTGGTTGCAGCTACAGAAGTACCCCTGCTTTTAGATAAAATTAAATAAGGGCCACCAGTATCATTTGAATTTCTTGTGGCGCTAATAGAGCTAGTAGCAGAACCAGTACCATGAACTTGCACCGTTGGTGCCACACCAGCTTGGCTTACACTAGCACTATGATTGACTAGTAGTTTCCCATCTCCTTGAACCTTAAAATAAACTGAAGCATTTGCATGGTCACGAACACTGAAAGATTCATCGGCAGATGTACTGCCCGCACGAACAACTAAACCATAGTTCCTTCCATCAGTAGCTTCGTTATTACGAACAAATAGGGCATAAGCGTCATCAGCCACACCGTCTGCGGGATCGATTACGACTTTCCCGGATAATGTAGATTGTAAGTTTTCGTCAATGCTGATTGCTGGCGTAGTGCCTACTGTTGATCCTAATCCAATTAATAAGTCATCAGCAGAGTCATCTAAACCTATATAAAAGTCTTGAGCGTTCCCATCAAAAACCAACGAAGTATCTTCTGCTGCACCATTTCCAATTCTAAAATTAGTACCAACGCTTAAATTGTCAAAAGCCTCAGTGACAGCAGCACCACTACCTGCGCCATCGAGATAAACAACTTTCACATAACCATTAGGGATAGTTATTTCTGCGCCAGAACCTTGTTTGATGATGATGTTTTGTGAGCCTGAAGTTGCGTTTTCTATAATGTGAACGCGGCTCATGGTGTTTGGGCCGATAGTAATAGTACAGGCAGAATCAAGGGTTCCCGTGTACTTGATATACATAGCTCTGCCGGGGTCAGTTGAACCATCAGCTACTGTCGTTGCATGGGTATCAGCATTAGTTGTTATGCCTTCTGTCCCATAACCTAGAGCCTCACCGATCAGCTCTAAATTTGTATTTGTCTCAGTTCCCCACGTTCCGCTGGATTCTCCAGTGCCGATCTCCTTCAGGCGCAGGTCATTAACGTACGTTGCCATGTTATAAATCTCCTTTATGCATTATAGCAAAAGTCAATTAAGCCGCATCCCGGCCTGCCTCTATTTCTTCATAGTTTGGCGTTTGACTGGTACTTACCGCACTATAACTTGCAGTTTGACTGTCGTCTATTGTAGCGTAATTCGCCGTTTGTGCTGTATCTATTTCTCCGTAGATCAGGAATGTGCCAATAGAGAAAGTTGAAACGACCCCTGTCGGGCTGATATTAGCCTTCCCAGAGGTAGTCACGCTGCCCAAATCAGAAGTAATTGACTGGCCAGTGACCTCGACTACTTCGTTTTCATGAATAATGACTGAGCCTAATGCGCTAGTTATTCCTAACCCAGTCAGGGTTACATTTGCCTTGGCAGATACTGTAGGAGCGCCTAAGCCACTGGTGATTGCTAGTCCAGTAAGGGTGACATTTGCGTCAGCCGTAGTGGTGACAGAGCCTAGCCCGGAAGTGATAGCAAGACCAGTTACAGTGACATTGTTGTCGCAAGTGGTTGTAACAGATCCAAGCCCAGAGGTAATTGCCTGACCCGTAGGCTCAACGGGTAAAGCAGTACCCCAAGCGCCTTCGTTCCATGTGCCTCGGCCCCAACCGTTGATATTAGCCATCAGCTAAGATCCGACTTCGCGCTTTCTAGATTTGTCTTGATCCCGGTCAATTCTTCGCGCACAGGGCTAGTGATAAAATCAAGCAAAAGGATTGCATCGATCTTTTCTATCTGTGCCTGTATTTTGTCTTTTATGGTCATAATCTAGTCGTAGCATTATAACCAATAAAAAACAACTAGGAAGCGACTCCCTGAAACTTGCGAGCTATAATCTTTTGCACTTTTGTGGGCGTAAAGTTCTCAAAGCCTGCGTGGGTGTTTGCTACCTGCTTGGCAATACGCCTAGCACCCAGACCGCGCTGCCTGCACTTTTCAATCGTCCTCAAGACGGCCTGCTCTTCAGGAATCTCGACTAGCTTCTTACGAGTCTTCATTCGATTGCCTTGTGGCAGACGCTCTTCCTTGAAACAAAACCCAAAGGGTGCGGAGCCGCCGATGGAGTAGCCGCGTTGCGCCCAAGCAATCTTGCCCTCAGCAAACTTCTTCTTGGTGTTTTCAAACTCCATCTCAGCGACAGCCGACAAAACCATTAGCATGATCTGGTTCACCAACGAGTTCATGTCGTACTTAGACTCCAGACCTTTTGCGGCCATCTCTTTTGGATAGACCACTGGCATGTCATTAAACTGCTCACACAGATAAAGTGTCACGCCACTCTCTTCGAGATGCGGAATCGTTTGCAGTAGATCATTGCAGCTACGTGACAGTCTATCGATGCGAGTCGCAACGACAATGTCATACTCATCGATCACATCCGTCATCGCTCTGCACTGTTCACGTTCCATAATCGGAACGGTTCCAGATACACCCGCGTCCACAAACCACTCGCTGATATCCCGGTTGAATTTTTCTCGCACAAACTCAGAGATCAGCTCTTGCTGGGTATCGATTGAGATCCCGTTCTCAGCCTGCTCAGTCGTAGACACTCGGCAGTAGCCATAGATGTTACGGATCTGTTTTTTAGGATTGCTCACTTCGCGCCTCCTACGAATCCATACTTGGTCAAGTCTTCATGCAGTCGCTGCCAGTTTATATCAAGCGGTCCGCTTCCGTCCGAGTAATCGCCCATGAGCAGCTGGCCATCCT